CAAAAAGGGTTGCTGGCTCTTCAATAACAAAGGGGTTACTAATTTCATTCAACCCACAATTAATTTGCCCTACCACGTCATTAGCTGAGAAATTCTCAAAAGGTTTAGCGCCCATTTGTATAACTCTAATGATTAATGAGTTTTCACTATATCAAAAAACATCCTGCTCTTTAAGCTCACTAATAAGAGCCGCCTTACCTAACATGCGCTCTCTAGATAACGTTTCCTTCTTTGTTTTACGGCCTAATCCGCGCCCACCACCTTTATTTCCGACTCTTTTAGACCAATACTCATAGTCACAATTTTGTGGCTTACTGCCTTTGCGAGTCCTACTCATCAAAAACCTCATCATCTTTAAGATTAAGCATCCGCTCTGTTTTTTCTAGCCAACCATCAAATAGAGCTTCTGATTCTTGTCTCGTGCCTAATTGGTATGTGTCGAATAGGTAATGGCACTTATGGCATAATGGCACTGTAAACTCATCTGAGGCCTTTATTCCCTTACCTTTGCCATGCTTACCAGAATTAGAATGAGCCGCTTGTGAGTGAGGATAGCCGCATCGAATACACGGCAGCTTTCTAATTTCAGCGAGTCGTTTTGGGCTTCTCATGGAGTAATTCTTCTATGTTTGCGATCTGCTTACCAATCTTTCTCAACTCAGCACCGCAGTCTTGGCGAAATGCATAGCTTGAATACAAATGGTTATAGTTCATCAAGCGAGCTTGGTTTGCTTTAAGCAGCTCTAGATTTTTGGATGCCTCTACTCGATCAACCATACTCACCCCGCAATAGAAAAGAAAAACCCCTCAACATTTAGAATGCGAGGGGCTTTTGTGTGCCGTAATACGTTCGGCGATTTTGAGAATCACTATTGAGCATGATTGCTTTTTACTAGAATCATTAACCCCACAAATATAGTCATAAGTGATTGAGTAAAACTAGCAGCAAAAAGACCAATTAACACTTTCAATAAAAAAGTTAAATTTATGAGTTCAGTTTTGGCAAAACCTAATATTGAAATCAATCCAGTAAATGAGAGTAGTATGATGCACCACATCCACAATACCGCAAATTCTATTCCGTATTTCTTCAAATAACTTTTAGGACCAGGATGATTTAGTCCATATACTAATGTTACCACCATCGCCACAATACCAAACATGGCAATTGCAAAACTTAAGATAGCAGTGGAGAGGTCTTTTGCATATTCATAGAAACTAAAAGTCATATAATTTCTTAAATAGTAAAAATAAACGACTTCAATCAGAACTCCAATTATCGGACTTGCTAAAATTAGAAATGCGATGATCCAAAAGTTCGGGGATCTCCTCTTCATATTCATTCACCTTAACCTCTAATTCAGAGTTACTAGCAATTTTTGCTTTGATTTCATCTAAAATTTTAGATTCTTCGGTATTTGTGATTTCATCATATAGCCCACCCGCACTATGGATGTAGTAATCTTTAATATTATCTTCAAGATTTTGCTTAGCACGTAAAACAATACCCTTAACCCCTTCATCATCTAATGTCATTATTTTATGCTTAATGGTGTCGGTAAGAGGTTTTCTTGGAGCTGGCTTTATTATAATTTCTAAACTCTCAATAATTTCCATGTCATTAGGATTTGTTGATCCCAGAAAAAATTCTTTAAACTCCCTGCCCGTAGAACTATTTCCATCTATTTGAATTCTAGTTGTACCAATGAAATTTAATTTCATTGCCTGTTTTTTTGTTAGCTTTGTCTTCAAGGGATGAATTAAAAAACTAATATCCCTAATATTTAACATAAAAAAGAAATTATTTATGAATGTTTGAAATACTGGGACCTTTGGAGAAAGAACTCTAGAGGCAAATCCAAACACATCTTTGTCAGGATGAAAGTAAATATATGACGCGAAGCCTAAGCTTTCATCTTTACTTAGTAAAGACTGGATCTCATGAGCTTTTATCTCCTTTTCACTCCTCTCTATTTTCTTAATAATTTCACGGTCTTTTGTCTGAACAAAAAGATAAAAATTTTCAAGAACAGGTAATAAATATAAATTTTCACCAGAGTGTCTATTTTGTTTTGCAAAAGGCAATGCTTCTAAGGATGTTGAGGCCTTAATAAATGACCTTAATGATGTTCGAAATTGAGATTTATCATCAAATCTTTCAAAACAATATGTAAAGTAACTAAGTTTCAATTTGTTTACCCCTTCTCTCAAAGAATTTCATCTATTCATCAAGATGAATTATTTTTCAATAGAAAGAATAATATCTTAGTTTTAAACCTAATAATTAAATGTTAATCAATCTCTTTCCAATAACTTCGACAAACCTTTATCTCATCACCCTCAATCGTGTGATTAATTTCAACTGCACCATGGAAGCCGAATAAGCATTTTAAAAATTGGAGCATGTGGACCTCCAAAAAAATAGCCCTACGTTTAAGCATCGACTAGAAATCCAGTCCAGCACATCGGAATCCAATGTTCTAAGCTCGTAGGGCATAAAAGCAAAAAGCCCATCAACTTAATGACAGGCTTTGATCTAGTTTCGCCTTCTTGCCTATGTTGCAAGGGTTACCAACTAATCCAGTGATGCCTTACTTACACTTCGCACCACTCTAACATAAATATGCCACATGCCTTGTACAAGGTCAAGTTCTATACCTATTTGTATTTAATATAACTATAACGGCAGTGAATTGCAGCTAAACCACATTTAACATCTGCTCTAGCATCATTTTGAGAATAGACAACAACCATATCTCCAACTGGATTCATTTGAGTTACAACCATTTCTGACCAAGAGTTGTTATAGAAGTATCTTTTGATTACAGCATCAAGCCAACCGTCTAATACTTCTGATTGCCCTTGCATATCCAAGATAAGACGCTGAACTGCACGCGCTTCATTGTCTGTGATTTCACATGTTATACGCCCACGACCTTTAGGGATAACTGGATCATCTGAACACAGCCAATCAGCAATAATCTGATCTTTACCTTTGATTTGCTGTTTGCGCTTCCTAACCACCTGATCCATAGCGACAGCAATCGGATTTATGCTCTTACCACAAGTTCCAGAGTTTGAGTGCATCCAAGCACCAAACTGATAAAGCCATTCTTCTAGACTGTATTTAGTCCAGTCTGTTGTTTGCATAATGTGATTTACTGCCGCATTCATACCGTCACCTATTTAATTAATTGAAACTGGCTGTTCTTCAGGTTTATCGCTGTCATTTTTGAACAGTGCTGACAGCGTGTTCTAGCTCGTTTCTTAAGTTCTTCTTGATCTTCTTTTATTGCCTGCTTTTGCTCAGTTATCTTGCTTTGTTGTCTATGCCAATACTGCATAGTGTCCTTAATCCACATCACAGGATTAACTTTTACACCACAAGTAAGACATGTTAGCTCTAGTGCTTTAGTGTCAATTTCAACCTGTATGTGTTGGCACTTCTCAAGGTTCTTGCGAACAAATGGAATTACATTCTCTTCAGTATCAATAACCATATGGTCACTAACTGGATAATTAAGATTTGCTCTGAATTTGCTTTCCATCACGCCACCCTCTTCCCTTTCATTCCCCAAACCAACATTGCTGCATCGCGCTGTTCTTGATTTGTGCGACCTTGCCACCCAGTTATTTTGTTGAACTGTTCTGCATTAAGTTTTGATTTAGTTGGCTTCACTAATAAAACTGCTAAGCCCAATGCCTGTGCTATCTCAGCCAATAAGATGCCAGTCGCGTGATTCATCCCAACACGTCTAGCAATCTGCTCGTTCACTTGTCTTGAGTGACCACCACCTACTCTGAAATTGGCTTTCTTGTTCTCCCAACCTGCTTCAATCACGACCTTCTTGATGCTGTCCTGCTCATTTCTGAATAGTTCAACCGTTTCTGGAAAAGTCAGATTTTTAAGTTGAAGATCACTACCAAGAATGGCAACTCCCGACTTTTCTAAGTCAGGATCGATGCCAATGATGATTTGAGCCTCTTTGAATGTGGTCATTTAGTTAGCTCCTCTGGTCTCTTTTCCAACGAATCTTGCCAATCTCCCTTATATGGATTTTCATAAGGCCAATAAACGAGTCCCTTATTACCGCCGAGATACCAAAACCCTGAATGCAGCCATCCGCTTACAGGCTTGCCCTCATACCCCCAAGCAAATCCATTTTCATTTGTCGCAACCCAATTCACATTGTCTGGAATTTTTGACCAATTATATTTAGTTTTAGGTTCTTCATTTACCTTGCTTTGAATATGCTTATGAAGCATTTCACGCATCATGAAGAATAAGACTGTGATGCTCACTGAATAGATGATTAGTACACTAATTAGAACTGTTTTCATCCTTCCCCCTTGAGCGCTTCAACCATCGCCTTAACCGTATTTGCATTCCAAAAATTAAGATCAGCGCATTTAATTGCCGCATCCACCCTCTTTTGCAGCTCGTCACGTTCAGCAATCAAATCCTTATTTGCACGCTGTGTGAATTGGATAATTGATCTATCTCTTTCAACGTGCTTTTCAAGAGCCTCGTGCGCTGTTGCGAATGTGTCTACATCTTCATAGGCCTGTTTAAGCTTGCCTTCCAGCTCCTCCACTTTCGCTTGCTGTGACTGCTGACCAGCTTCAAAGGCAATACGGCAACAATTGGCATGAAGGAGAACCATATTGCCTTGTGTGCCTAACCATTCGTTAAATGTCATTGGTTTATCCATCTCAAACATCCTCCACTTTGCAATTCGGGCGAAATGTGGTTTTCTATGTGGGAGTCGTCGCCGAACTCCTCACAAGGAAATGGCTTAATTACTTGAGCAATAGATACGTGCTCAACACCTTCAATTGACACCATTGCTAAGTCGTTACCATGTTCAATTGCATCTTTTGCCACCTGAACAGTGTTGGATTCATCGCCTAGCAACTCTAGAAAGTTCTCGTGCAAGACTTTTGCAAACTCTGGATGTAACTCTTGTAAGCTCCCAATTGGCTTAGGCAGAGAAGGCATGTCAATGCGGTGGCCTGCTGCCTTTTCTTGTGGCTCAGCATGTCTGAATTTGATTGATGAAAATGCCTGCCTGTAATCGTTAATCCCAAGAAATCTACCGCCATCTAAAACAGCTTCTACAGTGTAAATCTCTGTATGGTCTGATTTACTGTTTTGAAATACGACCTTATCCCCGACTTTAAACTCACTCATGGCTGGCTCCCCACATAAACTGGCACTTGTTGAAAATCACACCGCGCACTTGTTCGATCTGTTTCGTGACGTAGTTTTTGCTTTTCACAAATTGACTGAGTTGCATATTGAAGCTGGTATGTTGACTCGGTGGCACTACCAACCATCTGGTGTTGGGTCACAGTGAGAACCCATACGGTAATAAACTTAATCATCCCCGCCTCCGTATATTGATTCGTGGTCGCGGATGCATCCTTTAAGTAACCCATCCCGACTTTGGTTTTTGCAACTAGCTTTGCTTTTTCTATTCCACCGAACTGATCCACGATGCGGAGGCTTTCCAATATCATTTTCAGGTCATTGATTTTTACTGGATCAAAACCGTCTTTCTTAAACCATTCACCATCGTTGTCGGTTAAGTTCCAAACTGGATGAAAGCCGTTGTGAAACTGGAACTCTGGTTTGGTTCTGAAGTAGTAACCATCCTGAAAGCTCTCAGCATTGCTAGGCGCCCCCTCAACAACCTCTCTCGCCTTCTTTTCGCCAAACTCACGAATAAACTGTTCTGGTTTCATAGGAAGTCACTCCAACCAATTCCGCGGAATGCATAACCACAAGAAAGTGAACAAATGCCAAGGTCTTTACTATCAACAGCATCAACAAAGAGTTTGTTGCAATTAATACATAAGCAAAGTCGATCTAACTTTTCCGCCTTCTTTAATGGAAATACGATCATGCTCATACCGCCTCCTTGTCATGTCCTGTCATGGCTTCCTGCTTGAGCTGGTCTAGCATTTTCAGCTTTCTTAATTTCTCGTAGAGGTTCGCTGCTGCTCTTGTTTCTTCATTACGAGTGCCGAGGTTGTACGCTCTACGCAGCTTCATCATTGAGGTGTAATCTACAAATTCGATCATGCTTTCAGCTCCCCTTTAACATTCAGGATGTCTTTTGCAAACTGAGTTGCTTTGTAAGTTGCGTATGAGTCCTTTTCCAAGTAGCCGCTTTTAATTAATTCCTGCACATAGCACTGAATCGTATTGTTGGGCGCATCTAACACATAGTCATGCAAATCCTTCATCGTGAAAGGTTGTGTTGCATGTGTAGCAAACAACAAAATGTCAAAAATGTTTTGGAATGCTTTAACTCGTTTTATTGCTTTCACGCTGCACCTCTCTCTTCCACTGGAAATGACATGCCAACAAAACGACAAATATCTAAACGGTCCTGAACATTTACAGATCCACGCTTGCCGTGACGGTTTTTTAGCAATGATCAATTCAGTTACGCCTGTAGGTGCATTTGTCTCTTTTTCGAGTAATGGGTGGACCATGATAATTTGGTCTGCATCCTGTTCAATCTGTCCAGAATCCTTAAGATCACTTGCTACTGGCTTGTGTCCTTCTGCTCCACGGTTAAGTTGAGCCAATGCAATTACTGGGCAATCAAACTCTTTTGCCATAGCTTTTAAGTCACGACTGATTGATGCAACTTCTTGAACGCGATCCTTCTTAGATGGGTCTCGGATTAAGCCGATATAATCAACAATGATGCAGCCTAGAGCCTTATATTTGCGTTTTGCTTTACGCGCATAGCTTTGGATTTCAGAAATGGTTGGCTTCTGCTTCTCTTCAATAAAGATTGGAAGGTTGCGGAACTGAGCTATCGTGCCAGTAAGCTTTTCAAACATCCCGTCATAAATTTCCCCGTTGTGTAGATTGTTATATGGGATATGCCCTAATGCTGAGATCATGCGGTTGGTTAGGGTTGGTGTGTCCATCTCAGCAGAGATAAATAAAACAGGCATGTTGTAGCGCTTAGCAGTTTGCATTGCACACATCTGCGCGAGTGTTGACTTGCCACTACCCGGACGACCACCAATAACACAAAAATGTCCTTTCTCGATTGTGCCAAGAAGGTTGTCTAAGTGAGGAATATTAAATTGAACTCCAATAAACCCTTTTTCTTCCTTCTGTGCGATTTTCTTCTCGAAACGCTCTAAAGTTTTTTCTAAGGCTTGATTGAAATCAAAACCAGTTTGCTTCTGTTCGATAGTGCTGCTTGAAGTGCTGAATAGATTCTCAGCCTCAAGGTAAATATCACTTACCGTTAAGTCTTTTGCTCTTCCAGCAATGGCTAGTCCAATGCCTTCAACTTCACGGTGATTTTTTAACTTTGTTAATTCAGCAACAAAGTATTCAAGGTGATGCACACTGCCTATAGCGCTGTTTAGTTGAATTAAATATTCTTCACCACCTATATCGTTAAGCAGATTTCTTTCTTGAAGATGCTTACCGACGAATACAGCGTCATATGGCATATCAGCATTAGATAACTCAACAATTGCACGGAAAATGATTTTGTGGCGACCAGCGAAGAAATGTTCCTCTGTCAAATCGTTTGCAACTACTTCAAGTGAGTTACTTGTTGTCATCAGTGCAACAAGAACACTCTGCTCAATAGAAATATTTTGGATATCAGAACTCATTACCAATCTCCATAATTAAGATCAGCATTTTTCATATCTGCTGGTGTTTGTTGTTGTGCAGAACCATTCAAAGTTTCAAATGCTGGCTTCCAGTTGTAACGACTAGCAAACCCAATCCATGATTCACTCAAAACAATACGAGCTGCATCATTAGTTGAAATCCCTGCATTGCAGCTTTCGTGGTAATGCTTGATCACAGCATCAAGAGTTAGTGGTTTTTTAAGAGCCTTACGGTAATCATTGAAGCGTTTAGCAACCTCAAGATCTAAACCGATAGCGACAAGAGCTTCACATGGTTTCTTCCCTTTCAAGATTTTTTCAAGCTCAGCCGTGCTTAACTTACTATCTGTAGTAATCTCTGTAGTATTCTCTGTATATGTGTCACCCTCCAGGTGGGGAGGGTCTTCCCTGTAGGGTGGGAGGTCATGACTTTCAAGTGAGGAGGGTCCTACCGTAGAAGTTAGGAGGGTGGTCACTTCAAAGAGAACATGGGTAACTAATTCAATGAACAAAACATTGCTAAGTTTTTGACCATTTACATCTACAGAGCGGAAGTGACGCTTGATCACGCCGAACTTTTCAAGACGATCTAATGCTTCTTTAACTTGCTTCCTTGAGAACCCAAATTGATCTGCTAGACTCTGATATGAGCGTTGCAATAAATCAGCTTTGAATTTTTTCTTTACCGAAACGATATGCCCAGAATCTTCATCACGGACAATAGTCGGACGGTGCCAATAAACAATTTCTGAAAGCAAAATGACCGCATTTGTATCGGGCTTTCCATTTTCCAATTTGAAAGTATTAAACCAATTAGCAGGAATGACATTGCCTTCAATATTGAGGCTGGCAATTTTGTCTACAACCGGATGACCTGTGGTGTATAAGCTCATACAACACCACCTTGCTTAAATTCCTTATACAGCTCATCAATTTCTTCAATGAAGAAACTATCTAAATCAGAGTCATATAAGCGTTTTAACGCTCCATATCGATTTACAAACTCAGGGTACTTAGATTCGTACCACTGAATAAATTTAAAAGTGGTTTTACTCATCTAGTTCCCCTTCTCTACTGTTTCTGCTAATATTGAATAGTTCATTTGGTCCTTCTCCGATTGAACACTTAGCCTGATCTCATCCATCAGGCTTTTTTATTTGAATAAAATCCGCATGTACTCTGGTGAAGTAAATGCTTGTGCCAACATCACACGTGTTGCTTCAGCAATTTGAGGTGAGCAATACACATCACTTTCTGGAACAACCTTCAAACCAACGGCTGTCAACAAAAAGCTAATAAACTCAATCTCAGTCCATCCATTTGATTTCTTTTCAGTTTTCATCCGTGAAAGGATGCTTGCATCCACATTTATCATTTCTGCTACTTGTCTTTGGTTGCTAGCGTTAAGTGCTTGCAATATGAGCGATTCGTTATTGCTAGCGCTTGCAGGCAATTCATTTGATACTTTGCTCATGGTGATTCCTATGCAGCGTTATGGCTTTGAATATTTGGGTTTAAAAAAATGTGTGGGTACTGCAATTTGATCTTTGCTGGTATTCCACGTTTCATCCAATTCTGGACACGTTGCTTATCTTTGAAGCCAAGCAGCTCTGCCACTTTTGTAGAGCCACCAAGCTTTAAGAGAATTTCTTTGTCAGCTTCAATTGACATGGTCGCCTCAAGTAAACATTTGTTTAGTACATAGTAAACATCATGTTTCCTATTGTCAAATCATTTGTTTAACACAAAGTGTTTACTTTTTTAGATAATGTGTTTAATGGAAATCCTGGATACTGTGATGAAACAAGAGAAGCCTACCCACCCATCGGTGTTACGACTTTTAGAAGCAAGTGGAATGTCACAAGAAGAGACTGCAAAGGCTATTGATGAGTTCCCTCAAACCATTACAAACTGGAAAAAGCGCGGGGTTTCTAAAGCAGGCGCATTGAAAGCTGCTGCTAAGTTTGGCGTCGCAGCCAATTGGATTCTTACTGGTGAAGGTAAAAAAGAAGAAAGCAATATCACCAAAGTAGTAGAGTGGGATACAGACACTCCATTAGATAATGACGAAGTAGAAATACCTTTTTATAAAGAAGTTTTAGTATCGTGCGGTTCGGGGTCTTTAGCTGAAATGGTCGGCAATGAAACAAGAAAATTAAGATTAAGCAAAGCGACTTTAAGGCAATACGGGGTTGATCCTTCAAATGCCTATGCACTTACAGCATTTGGAAATTCAATGTCACCAGTAATAAATAATGGCGCAACTGTTTATGTGGACGTGGGCAGAACTAGCATTGTTGATGGCAAGATCTATGCTATCAATCATGGTGGTTTATTTAAATTTAAGTACTTATATAGACTGCCAAAAGGCGGTGTAAAGATTGTTAGTGAAAATAAAGAGGAATATCCTGACGAATATCTAACAGCAGAAGACATAATGGAGCAGGAATTTTGTGTAGTTGCTTACGCATTTAACGTACAAAACTCACTTCCATAAACAAATAAACATAGTGTTTCAAAAGGGCCGCTTTATGCGGTCTTTTTTTATGTCCATGTTTAGAAACAAGAAAACAAAATAATAAACATTTGTTTGCTTTTCTTCTTGACTACAGTAAACACCACGTTTACTATTATCTCACCAACCAACAAAAAAGCCCCTAGCTTTCGACGGAGAGGGACTTTTACTCAATGAGTGAGATAAGTATGAATCAAAGAAACAGAAAGTACAAGGTTATACAAGCTACTGTTGATAGCTTTTCGGGCTACTTAATCGGATCAGCACTATCAGTAATTCTCGGATTATTAATCGTAGTCCCTTTCCTTCGTTCATGTGCTGATGAGCAACACGTAAACGAACTCAAAGCAAAACAGAACATGTATGTCCGCGTTCAGGTTGAGGGGGCTAACTAATGACTAATCAAAATGAATACCTGAACATTACAACAAACAATGTTGGTGAAGTAAAAGTTAATGGCAAAAGCTTCTTTGGCAGAAGTGTCGTTATTAATGGCTCATCAGTGATTGTTGATGGCAAGGAAGTAAGCGGTCTTGAACCAACCATCAAAGTTGAGATTCTTGGATCTTGTGAATCAGTGAATACAACTTCAGGTGATGTTCATATCAAAGAAGCTGCACAGCAAGTTAAGACCATGTCAGGTGATGTTACTTGTGGGCCTGTATTTGGCAACGTGTCAACAATGAGTGGCGATGTTAGATGCGGTGATATTTCTGGATCAGTTTCAACAATGTCTGGCGACATTTTGAATAAAGGCTAAGGAGCCCTCTCATGGATAACTTCATTGCAATTGTAGCTTTTGATTTGTTCCTGAATGTCTTCTTGGCAATGTACTGGGGGATTATCTAATGAATATGTTAGCCCTTAAACCCGAGTTGCTGTGTCCTTCTTTTCCTTACTTGGATATGTCTACTGACATTCAAGTAGAAGGTGAAACGGTTTATTTCGATCTAACTTATGGCTGCAATGTTCTTAACTGTCAAATCAAAGCTGAAACGACTTATGACACTCGCGAAGTAACTGATCAGTTCAGTGGTTGTGCCCGTGATCAAGAATATGAAGTGCTTGTAGTCGACACAAAAACTCATGCTGTAGTGACTGATAAAGACGGTATTGAGTCACCAATTGGATTGCGTTTCAAGCTTACAGACGCACAAGTACACAGCTTAAACGAGCAGCTTAAATACTACGCCGAAGAATTGGCGGATGAAGAAGCGGGAGTGGTGTGATGGGAACTAGACACTTAATTTGTGTACAGCACAACAATGAATACAAAGTTGCAAAATACGGTCAATGGGATGGTTATCCAAGTGGTCAAGGTGTTGGAATATTAGAATTCCTAAAGGGAGGATTTAACAAAGCTCTTTTTATTCAGAAGCTGGACAACATCTTTGAACCTACAGATGAGCAAGTTAAAGCTTGGTACAGAGAAGCTGGTAATACTCGTGATGATGGTTATGTCGACTTTGAAGTATCTAAACGTTTTTCAGATAAATATCCTTCTTTTTCACGTGATGCTGGGTCAGATATTTTGGGAATTATCCAAAATTCTGAATCACCTATTCCAATGCGCAAATATCTTGAATTTGCTGCTGAATCGCTATTTTGCGAATGGGCGTATGTAATTGACCTAGACAAAAATACTTTTGAAGTTTTTCAGGGCTTCAATAAAAAACCATTAGATAGCAGTGAAAGGTTTGCATCTGTTACTTCACCAGATAGTAACGAAGGCTACTACCAAGTGAAATTCTTAGAGTCATTTGATTTAGATAATTTGCCATCTGAAGAAGACTTTATTGCTCAGTTAGAACGCGAAGAGGATTAGGAGAAGATTATGAATGTGCCAGTAGAACTACAACCAAATTTACCAATGAATGCTCAGACATCTTCATTGATTCTTGACCCTCAAGCAATGCAAAACATGGTGGCATTTGCAGACTTCATGTGTAAGGCAGTTATCACAGTGCCAAAGCATTTACAGGGTAATTCTGGTGACTGTTTAGCAGTAACTATGCAAGCAATGCAATGGGGTATGAACCCTTTTGCAGTTGCTCAAAAGACACATTTAGTAAATGGCAACTTGGGTTATGAAGCTCAGCTAGTTAATGCCGTGATTATTGCTCGCGCACCTATCGTTGGTCGTCCTAACTTTGAATGGTATGGCGACTGGTCAAAAGTGGACGGTAAAACCTGCAAAGCTCACGATGTAGGCGTGCGTGTATGGGTAACCATTAAAGGTGAATCAGAGCCACGTATCCATGATGTTTCGTTTGCCCAAGTTGGTACAACCCGCAATTCGCCTAACTGGGTGAATGACCCTAAACAGCAAATTGCATACTTGGCTACTAAAAAATTAGCTCGCCTTCACTTCCCTGATGTGATTTTAGGCGTCTATACAGAAGATGAGCTATTAGACACTGATGGCGCAATGGGTTTGCCACCTAAAGATGTCAATGAAACACCAGTAGACACACGACCAGTTTTAACTGAAAAACAGGCAGAAGCAGCAATTAAAAAGCTAAATGCCAAACAGGTAGAGCTTCATCAAATCACTGAGCACTATAACGTTTCAGACGAATTATTAAATTACATCAAAGCTAAAACGGAGGTCTTAGAACATGATCCCGTTTAGAGCATCGGGTGTGGGTAAGCTCATGGCTTACCCTGAAAAAGACACCATACCAGAAGGCGCGCTATCACATATTTATGAGATAGCAAGCCAGATCCTTTTAGATTGGCAACCAGAATTAAGTACGCCAGAAATTGAGAAAGGGAAAGTTGTAGAAGACCAGAGCATTGCCCTGCTTAATCAAGTGACTGGCAACTTCTATGTGAAGAACAAAACACGTATCACGACTGACTTATTCACAGGTGAATGGGATATAGATGAGCAAGAGGAAGACATCATTATTGATATCAAATCGGCTTATTCAAAAAAGACATTCCCCATTGAGATTAAAGCTGGTGATAAGAAATTGTATGAGTGGCAACTAGATACATACATGTTAAATCGCGATCTGAATAGATCTGCAATTGCTTACACCCTCGTTGATACGCCTGATTATTTGATTAAGAAATACGAGAACATTGACTGGCACGTTGTTGGTCATATTCCACCAGAAAGACGGGTAACCATGTTTTACAAAGAACGTGACGCAACTCGTGAGAAACAATTAATTAGACGCGCTGAGATTTGCCAAGACTTACTTTGCGAAATCTTAGACAAGAAAGGCTATAAGTTTGAGGTGGCAGCATGAAAAAAATCGAATTAAACACAATTAGCGGTACTTCTGACCAAATCGCTGAAGAAATCTTTAAGAAGATTATTAGTCCTATGGTTGATGAAATGAATAGCCAAGATAAAGACTCAGCAAAGGTTTTCACGTTCTCAGTAATGTGGCTTGGTATGGCTTTATATGCTGCTCAATTTGAACCGCACAATGCCAAGAAAACAATTCAATTCAGTGTTGATCAGTTCATGGCAACGTTCGACAAATTCAACAAAAGACCGAGCTAAGGAGCAGCAGCATGACAGATTTGAATAAGGAAAGAGAGCTATTTGAGCTATTTGAATTAAATAAAAGACCCTACGCTACTCCGGCAAGCTTATTCGAAAGGTTTGATTCAAATGAACTTGGCGAAGATGAAAAGCACTATGTAGGGAAATATGTTGATAGTTACATGCAAGAGAAGTGGGAACTGTGGCAAAAAGCCAAAGCTCAGGCGGTGACAGAACACATCATAACCCTACAACGAAATGGCGAAGTCTTTAAGTTTGATTTGTTGGATTTGCTGCGCAGATCTCTTAAAAGTTCAAAGGTTTTGAAGACACGTGAAAACTGGTCGCATGTTTCAAAGATGGTAGGGATTGGTTCTACAACAGCAACTCTTTTATGCAAAGAAATGAATGTAGATCCAGAAGGAACAGTATTTGTAGCAAGCGAATCGGGAGCTGAGGGATGAGTGAATTGTATAGCAGCCAAGCGGTCAAAGATGTTCTGAATGAAAGAGAGCGTCAGATCCAAATCAAAGGCTGGACAAATGAACATGATGATGTGTACAGCAAAAATGAACTTACTCGAGCTGCTGCAAGTTATACAACTAATGTTATCCACAGAGGGTGGACTTTTCTTGCTAAACCTGTTGGCGTCTACCAATCCGAAGAAGCGCCAGAATATTGGCCTTGGGATGATTGTTATTGGAAGCCAAAAAGCCCAAGACAAGATTTAGTTCGAGCGGCAGCTTTATTAATTGCAGAGATTGAACGACTCGATAGAGAAGTTAAAGCGGATAGTAAGGAGGGGTGAAATGACAGCGATTGCGAATATTGGTAGTAACTTTGTTGTAGCGTTACCACCATCAGAAATTTGGCTTAATGATTTACAAGCAGCAGAATATTTGGGCTATAAAGATGTTCACTTCAAGGCAGCAGTTTGCTGCCAACCAAACTTCCCTAAGCCACGCTTTGTTATTAATTGTGGTCAAGGGAGACGTTGGAATTTGGCAGAGATCTCAAACTGGTTAAAAGAACGGTCTGATGATGAACCTAAAAGAGGACGACCACGCAAACGGGGCTAATCTAGCCTCGTTGCAATTTCGCTTGCAGTAGCATTGTAATAGACCATCAGACTTCTTAAGTCTTTATGTCCAATCATACGGGCCAAGTCTAAAACTTCTAATTTTCTTGCAAGGCGCGTACATGCTTCATGTCGTGTGTCATGGAAATGCAAATCAGTGATTTGACATCTATCTCTTAATTTACGCCAAAGCGTATCAAAGCTTTGGGAATTACAAGTAAAGACCTGCTTTTTATCAAGACCTTTTAATAAAGTAAGCAACTCAACTGCACGCTTAGATAGTGGTACATTTCGTTTAGTACCATTCTTTGTTTCAGTTAAAACTAAATATCTATCTTTTAAATAAACACGATCCCAAGTCAAGCCAACAATCTCACCAGCGCGCATAGCTGTCTCAATCGCAAAGAGAAAGGCAATAATAATTTGCTGAGTTGAATTCACAGGAACATTGTTATCCCAATTTGCTGCAAGACATAATCTATCAATCTCATCCTGAGCAATTCGTCTATCTCGGTGCTTTGATGGTGGTGGTAAAGTCAAGTCGGCCATTGGAGACTCTTTAATCCACTTCCATTCTTTCCGGGCAACAGTAAATAAAGAAGCTAAAATATTTGCTTCACGTCTGACAGTAGCACCCTGCACTTCTTTTAATCGGGAGTCGCGCCATTGCACTAAATCGTCAGTTGTGACTTTGGCTAATTGTTTTTGGCATAGCTTTTTATACTCACGCTTGAAGAAAGCCATTCGCTTGACTTCATTCTCATGAGTTTTCTTTTTAACACTCACTTCACTTAAGTAGCGTTCAATAGCTTCTAAAAAAGAGTGATCTGGTAATTTGCCATGCGATTGTTCACGTAACTGAGTCTCGCGTTTAGATGCCCAAGCCCTAGCTTGAGCTTTTGTATCAAAGGTTGAACTTTCGCGAATTCCGTTTACACTTATCTCGGCTCGCCATGTATTGTTGCGTTGTCTAAATGAAGCCATAATTTTGTGGCGTAATCTTGGCGTAATTGTGATAACCGAAATAATAGGAAAAAATAAGAAATAATAGAAGTACAGATTATTGGCTAATTTGGCATTTGATTGTTTTGTATGAAATAATAAGAAAAGATAAAAAAACCTAAGAAGTTGTTATTTTTGATCAAGTGCCCGCCGAGCGCACCAATCTATTTTATAAAATCAATAACTTAACTATATTTTGGCGTATATTTGGCGTAATGCGCTATTTATCCACAGGTTTAGAGGTAATTTTGCTTCTTATCAAAGGTCCATCTTTTGCCATTGTAAGTCACAGTTCCATCCAAATTAATCGGCAACTCTTTTAATGAGTAGTCATAGATTTTAAGAACAATCCCGTTCTTATCTAGATCAGCGGGTAGATTGCAAGTATTCTCCATTCTGCCCGCTTCTGAAACCATGATCATGACTTGCGACATCACAAAGCCCTTACACAAATCGAGACGTTCACATTACTATTAATAGTGTGAGCTGTGCAACCTGAGAAAAGAAGGCACAGCATTAAACTAATTGTCTTGAGCAGCATAGATGAGATTTTCAGCAACACGATTTGTCCATCCTTTTCCATAAGTAGCCCAAGTGCTAAGTGACGTGTAAAACTTCAAGCGTTCTGCAGTAAGCTTTAACAATACATCGTTCACATCCATTGCTTTTACAGCCGCAATAGTTTTAGGCCCTATAATTCCATCATCAGGAACACCTGCAACTTGTTGAAGCTCTTTCACTGCTCTACTCTTCCCAGCATTGACAGCAAAGTCCCAAAGCTGAAATACAATAGCTGGATGTAATGAGTCAGCCCCTAGCTTATCCCACCAATCTTTCTTATAGATCTGTTTAACCTGTTGAATCGTCAGGTTTTTAATATCTAAATTTGGATAGGTATTTGCAGCAATACCAAACTTTGTGCCTTTTAAAGTCCCCTTACCAACAAGACCGCCTGTCCAGTTACCCGGATCACGACGATCATTAGAATAACCAGCTTCATGACCAATGAGGCGGTCAAAGGCTTTATCGAATGTCATCATTGCCTATTACCTCTTTGCGCTGCTTGTCACTAGAGCCGAAGTAGAAAGCCACTACAGTTCCAGACCAACCAAGAATCGCACCTAGTGCCACATTAATTAAATCTCGGTTTTTCTCTGGCATCTCAATAAAGAAAAGACCAATAACACAGAAAAAAGAGATTGCTATAGCTGCAAAAGCTAAATATGTACGTGTGTTCTCACCATTCATGGAGTGCCCCTAAATGCAATTTTTGATTCAATGACTGCAACCTTTTGATTGGTGTCTGAAATGCGCTGATGCAAAGCTTGGTTATTTGAAACAATCCAAGTACAAAATGTGATCATCCCAGTAAGTGCAAAACCACCGAAGAACTTAAGAAAAGTAATAGCACCTTCAGTTTTCTGAGCGCCTGACTCTAGCTTCTCAATCTTTCTTGCATTCTCTTCACTTTGGGCTTTTTGGTGTTCATTAATAGCTTTTAACTGAATTAAGCTCTCTGATAGCGACTTAACCTCTTGCCGAATATCATCCACTTTCTTTTCTAAGCGGATACCATAACTTTCTGTATCTGACATGCCTTCCCCCTAATTTCGGCAATAAAAAAGCCCTAAGCTATTGAAGCAAAGGGCATATGTTAGATTTATTTAATGCTGATCACGGGCCATATACCTGCGAAGCCCTTAAAGATAAAATGCGCATCTTTTCTGCTGTGGTGTTAACTAGACACCAAGCTTCTGCTACATAACCATACAATGGCGAAGAATAATCCAGATTTGCTACTGCTGCACTGCGAGCGCGACCGATATTAAAATACAAATCATTAATCCATGTTTTTTCATTGACAGATGTATCTTGTTTTAATACTGAGCCATCTTTATAAAGCTGCATTAGCCCAGCTTGCAAGAATGTAGAAGTTCTGTTCCAAACCGATGCATCTGCTAGTTCTGAAGCAGTGGTTTCAATATTTCCTTGTGTCCCATAACCATAAGCTAGATATCGCCATGTATTAGCAAGTTCAGTGTTCGCAGTGCGGGTATAGAACTGCGTATTCATTCGTTTATCTAGCGATTCACCAGCTGATGTTGAGTTTGTTAAGTTGGATATTTCACCTAAAGTAAATGTGCTGTTTGTCCCATAAGAGCTACCAGAGGCTAACATTGGCGCCCGTGCTATGATACACAAACCTGATGTTCTTACATTGTTAGCTGTTCCTATGGTTTTTAAACCATTTGATGAAGATGCTTTTAGTTCAATAACTGGTATGCTAAAAGAAGTAGTGTTGTAATTAATTGATGCTGGTGTCCCAATTGTTACATCAATATCACCAGACTCATTAAAAAGAGAGTAAAGTTTTTTTGGCTTGCCTGCTTCAAGTTTTACCCCCCAATTTGCGCTTGTCGCTGAAAACACCTCACTTTCAGTTAAGTTGTTATCAAAACAATATTGAAAAGCCGCCTTGACCGCAGCCTCATTCGCAATAAAACCACCATCAGCAATAACGCGCTGCTTGTACAATGTAAACTCAAGAGCATCAACAGATGAATCTAATGCATTCGATGATTTAAGCACTAAAGTTGCCATATTATTGAACCTCATTTACTAAATTTGTTAAGGCGACCACTGAATATTTAAAATTCACAGTGTCATCTGTCTCCCACATCAGGAACTTCTTACTTGCGGAAATATTCTCAATACAAGAATAAGCAACACTCTTCCCTGCTGTTGATGGAAGTAAATAGGTTCGCCAGTTTTCTCCGCCATCGTAAGATGTGTGAATTAAAAGCTCTTGCCTGCTCATGGTTCTACACGTTGTTAGCTGGAACTTATTCGCTGTATTGTCGTATTTATTCTCACCTTGGATTAAACCAGACATAATAGTGGCCTCTGTTAATGGCTTATTTGTCTGAATCATCGTGTATTTTTTTGTAGAGTCGGAAAGTCTCGCAATAATCTTAGGAGTAGTAGCATTTTCTAGGCGGATACTAAACAACATATCGCCATTCAAGTCTTCAGCACATTGAACCTCGCTTGCGGAAGCATAATCAGCAAACTCACCAAGGTGCCATGTCACTCCAGAGTCATCCGAGTAAACGTAACCAGATCTAAAAGCTGTGGTTATATATGCAGTACCTGAAGTCCAGAGAGGGAAAACAATTCGACCTTTATGTTGTCCATAACGCTTAACTAAACCCTGTGAACATGGGCAAAGCAGGTTCCAGCCGGTAGAACCTTTAACGCTGGTAATATCCTCATAGTTTGACCACGTCAAACCATCATCATCAGAATAGCGCTTATATAATTGATGCTCAGTTGTACTATATCTTCGTACATATAAGCAGATAATCCGCCCACTATCTAACTTAACAGCACAAGCATTCATAAATGTACGAAGCTTATTTTCAGAATCAGTAAAAGCTGCATGTAAACATTGGATGTTCGAAACACTTGCTATACCTGTAGCTTCATCCACATTAACAGTCGCAACACCTTGGCTATTCATACCAAAGTCGCTACTGTTTTCACGCGCTTCAAAGAATAAAAGATATTTTGATTTTCCAATCCGTGTAATTGCTGGAATTCGAAGCATTGTAACGGCATGAGGGAAAATATTAAGGGCATTCACGTCTGAAGCTTTAAGCAAATAATCTGTATGCTCGAAATCAGGCATTGCTTCAGTTAAAACATAGTCAGCATATTTCCCACTTATATGAGCTGCAGGAAGGTTTAAAGAGTTTTGACTTGATACATCATTCTTTAGTGCTTTAAGTGCAAGAGTTAAGTTCCCTATATTTGGCAAAATCAGGTCACCAGACTTGTTCTGTGTTAATGAAGGTCGACCATTTAGATCAAAACTCTCAATTAAGTTACTAGAATTCGATGTATAAATAAGACCATTAAGTGTATTTATACAAGATGCAATATCGTTAGGCAGTCCAACAATATAGAACTTACCACTCTTCTTGATTAAAAAGACGGTTTTACCATTAATATCTTTCAGGGTGGCTAGATCACTGCCAGCCTCTAAAATTGCCTTTGCATCTGTATATTGTTTTGCCTGATCTAATTGGCTTAAACCCTCATTAAACCAACTTGTCCCATTCCACAAGTACATTTTTTTTGTATCAAAGGCGTATCCAACTGATGGATTAACAGTAGGTGTTGTCGCAAGTAGTTCTGCTTCTGTTTGATATGCTTTCCATCCACCAGTTTCCATAAGGATGCGTACAAGTTTTGCAAGTGTTGGATAAATCATCCCTAAGCGAGTTAATACATCTTCAATATCAGAACCACTGATAAACTTTTGCAAACTTTCAGCATCTGCCGATGCTTCTATAAGCTGTTGCCGAGTAATGATTTCGTCAGCCATTACTTTTCTCCAAGCATAAAAAAAGCCCCGATTAAGGGGCTTGGATTTCTGTTAATTAATTAAATAAAGTCATGGTCACGCTCATAGAATCGGGCATCGTAGTTAGAAGCCTTAAGCGTATTGGTCATTTGAGTTTGAGGGGTAAGTTCTTCAAGCATGAAAGCCTGTGCTTCTGATTGATCAGCGCGAACCAAGGTGTAGAGTGTTTTCACGTATCGATCGTCACTGACTACTAGAGGCTGTACTGGCGGCCGACTAAGCATTACATGGTATTTATCAACACCTGCCGTACATGGCACTACATCCACCGTAGCATTGGATATCTGCAAGTGAATGAAGTAATCACTACCAACTTCAAATGTGCATGGCTGAGAGGTTTGGATAATCAAACCATCTACTGCTTCAACCTCACCGTCTTGAGTGTCAACAACTGTGTTGTCAGCAACCAAAATACGGTCATTACGAATAAGAAGTTCAGACTCATCGAGTACTTCAACTTCACAAGACATGTACTTGTAGCGAAGCTTATTCCACTCGCGCCACGCCCTTACTTTCGCTTGGGCTTCGTTTCGAATACCTGTGGTAGTAATCTTCAAAGGATTCTTAGGCGTGATGTCTTCAGGAATGATGTACTTCACACGTGCGTCGTCGACATCAGAAGTGTATTCAAGCTCTACCCCGTCATAGTCTTTCTGCACACCGAACGTATAAGAGCGCTTTTCTGTTAAAGGCACTTTGTTTCGATGGTTGAAAAGTAAGACAGCATTCTCTTGTGGCTGCTCAAACTTAAGACGGGTTAGACTTCCGAACCGGTATGGCTCACAGAAAGCAGAACTCGCTACCATGCCCGCAATTTCTTCAAAGCTTAGATTGTCATCATCAATGGTGTAATTGAACTCGGACATAAGGTCCGAACCAAAATAAGCATTAACTTTGGCAATCTCTGCATTGATTTGAGCAATGTCTACCTCTGCACTTGTTCGACGACCAATGTGCTCATCTAAAGCCAAATTAATGAGTGCCTGACCTGCTGAACGTGTGACCTGTAAAGGCCCTGTGCCATCAAGAGGAAGCTTTCGATTTACCAAACAATTGAGCTTGCGCTCTTTAATAGACAAAGCTCCGTCAGTCGCTACAGTTCGGGACCGGACAATAGTTACATTGCCATAATCGCTAATTGTTGAATCGGCCATCCCATAAACAGACTTAATCTTGCAAGTGTCTTGGGTTTTACCCGCTTGTGTTGCAGTAGTGCGACTTAAGCGAAAACGGAACGAACCAGCAGTCGGCAAATCAATGTAAATCGTTCTACCAAACTGAGACTTGTTGTTAGCTCGAATCTCTTGATTAATCGTTGTGATTGAACCAACTGGATCGCCATTACTATCAATTGCCTGCAACTCGATAATTACTGTAATTTTTTCTTCCCACACACCGCCTTTACTATCTTGATAAAAGAGTCCATTTGGAAAGAAGAAGTTAAATACTGCTTGGGTCGCTTCTGGCATATCGAAGTTGAACCATCCGACATACTTAGAACTTACAGCATCAAAACGGACTAAGACGTCTTGCCCTTGTGTGCTTTGGTTAGGCAGTGTAAGCAACTTATCCCAATCACTGTTAATGGCTGAAGGATTGACTAAAGCAATCGTATCGGCTGTTACGCTATTGATTGTGTAGGTGTCATCAAGAGTAATTAAGTTTGTATTTCGATTTAGTACAGCACCCGCAGTAATGGTGTAGCTGTTATTAACATACTGCCAGTTAGCATTGACCTTTTCAGGATTTGACAAGGTAATCTCATAATGAAAACCGCCAGTAATGACAGTCTTTGTTACACCTGAAACAATAAACTGCCCTGATAAATCACGGGTATTTGTCTCAGTTACTGGCGGGGTTTCTGTTGTAGTCTCTACATCGACTAATGCACCAGTCAACTGCAATCCTTTAAACAAGTTTGGATTATCAATATTGGTAGACGACTCGATGATAACCATCTTGTTTTCGTTCACCATAATTGAGCCGGAAAGGTTCACATCTTGGACACCATAAACAGCACCACTTAAGGCAACACGGTCATTTGCAGCAAAGTATTGTGTAAAGTCTAAACCAGTGCCTTTAATTAAGTTCGGGCTTTGAAACCATACATTGCTCGACTCAAGCACTGCTTTATTTGGCAGCTCATTAGTCTGACCATTAATCGAAGCAGAAGTTCTTACAAACTTTGGAAGTTCCGTAAATGCCTCGCCTACTTGGTAAATCGGAGTTCCAACAATGGATGTGAACGGGTCATAAACTGATACTGATGTGCCAGCAATATTTGCAACATCTGTGTCACCGTCTCGCATATCCAAAATTTGGAAGTATCCGCGACCTATACACATCAAGCATTCTTCAATTTCGATGCCATCTTTATAAATTGTGTAGGTTTGCGCGATTAAAATCCGGATAAGAACGGACTTTTCCGAAAATATCAGGAATACGGGCATTTAAGCGAGCTTGGTTAGAGCGTTGTGATAATTCGTTGTTAGATGAGCCAACCGTAGGCGATTGTGGCTTGGGCATGGTTAAAACCATGTAGAGACTATAAGCAGTAGTCGCAGCTACAATCGCATAAAATACCCACATAGCTAGTGAGATAGGCTCTGCTGGCTCAATCACCACATAGAAAGTGCCTTCCAAGGTCTGTATATGCTCAATCTGTGCATTAATTCTTTTTGGATGGTTAGGAGTGACATCACAACTTTCTGCAATCTGGTTGTGGTAAATCTTTGCGTTTTCAGGCCACACATCAAACTGTTGGTATATATATGCCAGAACATCTTCAACTTCTGCTTCTGACCATGTAGATCGATCATAAACATCAGGAACGATGATGACTTTTTTCAAACTCATTTATAAAACCTCGTTTCCCGAAAGTTCATGGAAATAATTTCAAGTGGTATGAACTGGACACCACGGCCTGTTAAATGCAAAACCTTGTCGCAATAAAAAAGCCCAACATGAGTTGAGCTTCTTTTGCCATTAGTAAAAAATACAATGCATGGGTCAATTGGTTCTTTAAGACGCTTAAAGCTTCCCTTCCCATTTAAAAACCGTTCTAGTCGTTTTTTTAGATCACGCCCTGTAACTTCTTTCCATGCTTCACATAGGAATTCATTGCAGGTGTAGTCTTTTGTCCAAACGCGGTTATGGAGATGGTCTAGGTTCATATCATGCCCCGCAACAATGGGAATCGCTCTAAAGAATAGATTTCACCAGTCTTCACACTGTTAAGTTCAGGTGCCTGTGCATCAAAAGTGCAGTTGCCTGAATTGTCTTTCGATAAAGTAGCAATCTCCAAGGTCTGCAATGAAACCATCGGAGCTGTTAAATCATCGTCACGATATAATCGCCATCTAACAGAAGGTCTGACTTTCCAGTTAGTACCTAAGCGAGCAGATACAACCGATTTAATTAATTCATCGTCAACGTCAGCAATTGTTAGACTTAACTTCTGATCAAGATCGTTCGTGACTGTAGAGCGTTGAATGGACATAGGTTGATATTCATATGGAACATCAGGCCCTGTGGACTCATGCTTTACAGTCACACCTTTCATATCGTTTTTGACGAAGCGGAAAGGCTCAGTAAAGTCAGGGTGTGAAATCTCTACACACTCTAACGGCACCACACCACTGCTTGAGTTTAAAAAGAAGGATGTATAGTCAGGCATCTAAATACCCTCCATCGCTCTTGGCAGATCGTCATTTACCAGTTCTTCGAGTGGGTTGAATAACGATGCTAAGTCCTTCCCATCGTTGCCAGTCTCAACAATGATCTTATTAAGTTCAGAGTCTACTATTGGCTTAACGCGTAACTGAGCAGTAACTGTATAAACTGGGCCTTGCATGCTCGACAGTTGGAAGCTATCAGCAACAAATAAGCATTCATAAGGCTTAAATTCTGGACCATTTACCCGAAGCGAGGCACTAAACTTCTGATTAGGGGCTTCACACCAAACGTTATAAAACGCATCAAGATACTGAAACCCATCCTCAAGAACTTTCCATTGAACATTGACAGTGTGATACCCATTTTTTAGTCCTCTTCGTGAACGTGGTGCGCCACCATCTAACTCTTGAGTGATTACCCCGCTCTTCAAACTAGCCGAGTAACCCTCTTGTGTTGAGCAGTATTTTAATGTGTTCATATTAGCCCCATAAAAAAACCGACCTCTAAGTGGGTCGGTTTTAAGCTTTAATTGCTGCGATAATTTCAGGTAGTTTCCAAAGTACTATTGGCACCGAGAATAGGATCATAAAGGCAATAATGGTCTGCCATAACCCATGTTTTTCAATACACACTTTCATTAACTCCACTATTGGTTTAAAATGCTCCATATAGATTTGTTTCTCCTTAATCTTGCTCTGGTTAAGTTGATTTAAAAAACCTCAGTGCGTCAACACTG